TCCCACTTAAATATACATTAGTTTCAACAGTTGGTGAAAGTAAGCAAGTGTCATTGTTATCAAGCAAGTTATATAACTTTAAAGAACTTGCAATGTCGGTGCATCCGTGGTAAAAGTGTATTATAGGCAGAGTGTGGCCAGAGCCCCGGGTGGGGCTTTTTTAATGGCATCCTTCACTATCCTTTACCAAGGAATGCTGTTTAATGCGTTTTAGCCACTTTAATCGATTTTGTCATCATTTTGATGTATGATGTAGGAAGTGAAAAGGAGGTGCCTGAAGGCGGGGGTAGTAAACGTTCTAGGGTTTGATTGCTAAAGCGCCTGCGGAGCAGGTGACGGGAGTCGAACCCGCATCTGAGTGGTTGGTGAGCCATCCGTTTTACCGTTAAACTACACCTGCGCCCCAGGCGCCTTTTTATACTGGTATAGTATACCTTCCCTCAGAGACAACCGTGCCCCTCGGGGTATTTTTTATTGGAGACATCATGAAAACCTACTCCCCCGAGACCCGCATGAAAGCCGTCGAGCTTTCCATAAAGAAAGGCGCCAAGGCCGCCTCTGAGGAGCTGGGCATAGCAGCCAGCACCATCAGGGTATGGAAGAGCAGGTACAAGGGCAAGATCGCCCTGGTGGACGCCGCCCAGGAACAAGTGGACAGGCCAGGCCCTCAGAATGAAGTGCTCGAGACGCCGACCGAGCTCGCCGACCGCTCTTTCGCTAATGCCTGCCTGGCCCTAGATCGTATCAAGGAGGATCTCGACCAAGGCAATGCCGGCAGGGGCAGGGATGACGCCGCCTGGCTAAGGGCGATCGTCGGCGCCTACAAGGTCCTCGTCGATATATCCCAGCTGCTCTCAGGCAAGCCCACCTCGAGGGAATACGTCGTTAAGGAGGAGACCAAGCTTGAGCTCGTCAAGGCGCTCACCGAAGATAAGAAGCTGGCTGGAAGAGCTCTCCCAGTCCTCCTTGAGCTCGCTGGATCTAACGGACGTCGAACAGATAGCGCGAATAACTGAGGGCTTCTGGTCGGTAAAACGGTTCGCCGAGATCTACCTCCCCCACCACCTGGTGGACGAACAGACGGGGGGGCATGTGCCCTTCGGGCCTCACCATCTCGAGCTCTTCGATCTGGTCGAGGAGGAGGGGACAGACAAGCACATCCTCCGGGCCGAGCCCAGGGAGCATGGCAAGTCGACCGTCATGGACCTCGTCGTCGTGCTCTGGTGGCTGGCGACCAGGCGGAAGCATTTTATCGCCCTGGTGGCCGACACCTCGTCACAGGCAGAGGGGCAGCTCCATTCCGTTATCGAGGAGATCGAGGACAACGAGCTGCTGTGGACCGACTTCCCGCACCTCCAGCCCGCGCTTGATCGGAAGAAGCAATACGTCAAGTGGACTGACCGGGAGATTATCAACCAGGCCGGCCACAAATCCATCCGCGGCTTGAAGCGCCGGCAATACCGGCCGGATGCGATCATCGTAGACGACCTGGAGAACGACGAGAACGTAGCCACCAAGGGTCAGAGAGACAAGCTCGAGAAGTGGTTTCTTTCTACCTTGCTATCTCTGGGCAGTAAGGGCTGCGATGTCTTCTACATCGGCACCATACTCCACCATGACTCTGTGATGATGCGGGTGGTGAAGACGGAGAAGGCCAGGCAGGAGTTCGGTGAGGAGCCCATCTGGGACACCAAGATCATCCCCGCGGAAGGCAAGAAAGGCAAGCCGCTGTGGCCGGAGATGTGGCCCAGGGAGCGCCTCGAGGCAAAGAAGGCGGAGCTGGGATCCATCGTCTACGCCCAGGAGTTCCTGAACGACCCGTCCAAGAGGGAGGGCAAGCTGTTCAAAGAGGAATGGTTCAACTGGTATCCGCTCGGGAAAAGGCCCGACGGTCTGGACGAATACATGGGGATAGATCCCTCGGCCGGCGAGAAGGAGCAATCCGATTATATCGGAATAGCCCAGTCCGGGGTGGATTCGCAAGGCCGTTTCTTCCCAGGCCGTGTCATAGAGACCAAGCTCACCTTCAAGCAGATGGTGGACACGCTGATCGCCCTGGGCGAGCACATCAGGCCGGTGAAGATCGCTATCGAGACCAACTTCTTCCAGAAGGTGCTCAAGCAGGAGGTGGACCGCCGCAATCGGGAGGAGCGGAAATACCTGCCCTTCAGTGAGCAGCGGACCATCAAGGACAAGGTGACCAGGTTCCTCTCACTCTCCGCCCTGGTGGAGGCCGGGCTCCTGTGGCTCGAGGAGGATAATCCTGAGCACGTGAAGCTCTCCAACCAGATGCTGGAGTTCCCGGACGGCGCCCACGACGACCTGATAGACGCCTTCGACTTCGCGGTCCAGGCGGCGAGACACCCCGCCGCCGGCCATTTCGATAGTAAGCAGAAGAGCACGAGTAGGCCTGTGGCAGCCGGCATGAGAAACGCCAGATTTTAGGAGGTCCGATGAAGCTGGGGCCGATTAAGATATCACGCTCCGGGGATACCCAGGAGTTCTCCGAAAAACCGAAGACAGGAAAGGAATTCGGGGCAACAGGCACCAAGAACTACGGCGGGATCCTCACCAACATAGACTACAACAACGACTGGGCCGCGGGATATGGCTCGAAGAAGTGGACCACCATAAATGAGATGCGGCTCTCCGACGGCCAAGTGAAGGGCACCCTCAAGTACTGCAAAGAGCCGTTGATGGCCGCCAACTGGGATGTCGAGCCGGCATCCGATGATAAGCGGGATAGGGAGATCGCCGACTTCATAGCCTGGAATCTCTTCGAGGGCTGCAGGCAGGAATGGGAATACATACTCCGCCATTTCCTTTTAGCCCTCGACTACGGCTATATGCTCTTCGAGAAGGTCTGGGAATTCGACAGGGGGACGTCTAAGTTCTACTGCTCGAAGCTCTCGCCGAGGATGCCGTCGACCATCTTCAGGTGGAAACAGGACGAAAACGGCGATCTGGCTTCAGTCGAGCAGATCGTAACGGCAAAGAGCACCGAACCGATCCCGGTCGAGAAGCTCATCCATTTCGCCATCGATCAGGAGGGCGGGAACTACGAGGGTATCTCGATCCTCCGCTCGGCTTACAAGCACTGGAAGATGAAACTCGCCTACGAGAAGATCTCGGTCATGTCCTACGAGCGCTTCGGGATGGGTGTAGTCCATTTCAAGGAGCCCGAGGATCCCAGCGAAGAGGACAGGGATAGAGCCGACGAGATAGGCGAGAACCTCAGGGCCCACGAGAACTCGTATGTCCGGACGCCCAATGGGTGGGAGATGGAAATCATATTCGGGCAGAACTGGAAGAGCGCCGATGCCCAGATCAGGTATCACAACGAGATGATCTCGGCCGCGGTGCTTCAGCAGTTCACTAACCTGGGGACTATGGAGAGAGGATCCAGGGCGGTCGGCCAGGTCCTCCAGGATCCATATTACCTGAGTCTTGAATCCCTGGCCGGCCAGATTTGCAGGAAGATAAACAAGCTCCTGATCCCGGAGCTGGTCCGCTACAACTGGGAGGGCGTCGAGGAGTATCCGCAGCTGAGATGCTCGAACATTAAGGCCGACGACTTCGCATCCATAGCCGAGGCCCTCTCCAAGCTGGCGGCAGGGCCCGTGCCCTACGTCACGGCTAATTACGACACCGAGCAGCACCTCAGGCGGATCATGCGGCTGCCCGAGCTGAAGGAGCAAGAGCAGAGGGCCCCCACTCCCAACCCGGAGGAGGAAGAGGGGAAGAAGGCCTCAGAAGGTGGTAACCCTTTAGAGTTTAAGGACTTCAGGCGAGAGCTTAAACCCCATGAGCGTTTCGTGGAGTTCAAAGACATCGACTCCACGATCGACAAGGAGGCCGACTCTCTCACCGCCAAGCTCACCAAGATCCGCCGGCAGCAGATGGAGCAGTTGGCCTCGGACATAGCCGGCATGGCCGCCAGGGGCCGCCTGGATCCCAACAAGGTCAAGGTCAAGCTCTTCGGCAAGATGGCGGATGCCGTGAAGGGCGCCATGAAGGAGGCTCATCAATACGGCAAGGAGAAAGCCGAGGGCGAGCTCAAGAAACAAAAGGCCGCGGACACGCTCGAGCGCCGTAAATCGGGCGAGCGGACCATGAAGGACAAGAAGCCGCGCAAGCCCAGGAAGATAAAGCGTAAGTCCCCGCCCTTCCTCGAGGTCGTGGACAATCGGGCCGACCTGGTGGTGGAGGCCTCCAACCAGCAGCTCAGGAATGCCGCCCTGAAAGCGGCGGTGCCGCTCATGAAGGAGGGACTGGCCAAGGAGGTTCTATACGACAACCTTCTCGACCAGCTGGTGGAGATCTCCGAGAAGGGTCTCCGGATGGAGTGTGTCGGCGCCATCACCGAGGCCATCAACGAGGGCCGGGCCGACTTCGCGGCCGCCGCGGCACACGAGTATGAGAAAGGTATCAGGTCCGGCTTACTGGATGAGAACATCTGCACCCACTGCTCGAGTGAGGACGGCAACGAGTTCTCGGTTGAAGAAGCAGTCGATGTGACCCTGCCGGATCCGGGATGTGAGGGCGGGGACCGCTGCAGATGCCTGATGGTCTACGTTTCCAAGGCTGAGGAGAAGGCGGTGGCTTAGATGCCATATGAAGGACCGGATGATAAGAACCTCCCCGATCACGTAAAGGAACTCGACCCGAAGCTGCGTGCTCAGTGGGTTGAGATCTGGAATTCCGTTTTCGATAGGACCGGAGACGAGGGGGAGGCCACGCGCCAGGCCAACGGCGTGATAGCAAGGAGGAGAAATGAGATGGCTGAGATAGTCGTGTTCCCCATAGCAAAGTTGGACACCGCCAAGTATGGGAAGGTGGACTTCGGCGATGAGTTCGCCACCAAGATCCTGGAGAACTTCGAGAACAAGGTGCTTAAGATTGACCCGGTGATCGACGCCGAGCACAAAGAAGGCAAGGCTATGGGGTGGATCAAGCGCCTCTTCCGCTCCACCTTCAAGGACCTTAAGGGCAAGGATAAGCCCTGCGTCAAAGCCGAGGTTGACTGGACCGAGGAGGGTAGCGGCTCGATCGAGCGCAAGGAGTTCAAATACTTCTCGCCGGTGATCAACAGCTACAAGGATGAGGAGACGGGCAAGAGATATTACCCGGTGCTGACCGGAGGAGCGCTGACCAACACTCCGGTGCTGAAACTCATGCCCGAGGTAGCTTTATCCGAGGAGGGCGGGGAGATGAAGGTCCCGATTGAGATCCCGCTCTATCTCGAGGAAGAGGGCCCCGACCCCGGGGCCTCTTTACGTAAGGCCATAGAGGCCATCGACGCCTTTCTCTCAGAGGGCGATGGTGCCATCAAGAACAAGCGCGGGGCCCCGGTAGCAAGGACCATCTTGCGAGAGGCCAGGGCGAAGCTGTCCAGGTACCTGCCCAAGGAGATGGGAGGCGATGGAAAAGACATGGACGAAAGGAGTGAGACGATGGAGTTGAAGGAAATCGCCGAGGCCCTCGGGCTGGAGTTCAGTGAGGACGCCAGCGACGAGGACATCAAGGCGAAACTGAAGGAGTTCTCCGAGGCCCATTCTAAGGCCGAGAAGGAGCTCGATGAGGCCAAGGCCGAGATCGAGGACCTCAAGAAGGGCAGCGGGGACAAGGAGAAGGAGCTCGCCGAGCTCACCAAGAGGCTCACCGAGGTCGAGAAGAACCTGGTGCTGAAGGAAGGCTGGTACACCATCACCCAGGCCATGTCGGAGGGCAAGATCATGCCTTCCCAGGCAGGGCTGTGGGCCGAGAGGTTCCTGGCCGATCCGGCAAACACCAAGCCGCTGATTGACAGCCTGGCCCCGGTGGTCGACTTGGGCGACGAGAAGGGCTCCGAGGGCAAGGGCGCGGAGACCGGCGCTTTCATGGCGGAAGTGAAGAGGGTCCAGGACGAGAAGGAGATCAGCTTCTCCGAAGCCATGGACATCGTACAGCGCGACAAGCCCGAGCTGGCCGAGCAGTATAAGGAGGAGGTGCGGAAATGAGCCAGTCCAATCCAGTGAACAGAAGCTTCAAGGCTGCCGCCGACCTCTCCTCGTACCAGTACCACATCGTCAAGATGTCGGCCGGCAACACGGTCAACGTCGGGGACGCCAACTGCAATGCCATCGGCATCCTGCAGAACAAGCCGTCTGCTGCCAACGAGGCCGCGACGGTGGCCATCGACGGGACCTCGAAGATGGTGGCCGGCGAGGCTATCGCGGTCGGGAAGATGATAACCTGCAAGTCGGACGGGCACGGTGAGGTCGCGGACGCCGCGGCCGAGTTCGTGATCGGCATGGCCCTCGAGGCCGCCTCCGCCGACGGGGATATCATCGAAGTGCTGATATGCCACTTCGACGCCGGCGCGTCGGACGCCTAAGGGGGAGGTGAGATAGAATGTACCCAGCTTATAACATCCACGTCGACGCGGCCATGACCCAGTTCTCTCTCGAGTACCGGAACTCAGGCTTCGTCGCCGACCAGGTCTTCCCCTTCACCAAGGTGAACAAGGAGTCCGACTACTATTTCGTGTACGGCCGCGAGCAGTACATGATCCCGGAGACCATCAGGGGCCCGTCATCCGAGTACAACCGCGTTAGCGCGACCCTCTCCACCGTGCAGTACTCCTGCCAGGAGTACGGCCTGGAGATCCCCATCGACGACAGGGAAAGGGACAACGCCGATGCGCCGTTGAACCCGGACAAGGAGGCGACCGAGCTGGCCACCAAGCTCCTGCTGCTCGCCTGGGAGAAGAGAGTGATCGACATCGTGACAAGCACGTCGTTGATCACGCAGAACACCACTCTCTCCGGGACCGACCAGTGGAGCGACTACACCAACTCGGATCCCCTGGGGGACATCGACACCGGCGCCCAGACCATCCTCAAGGCGATCGGGGAGCCGCCCAACACGCTGATCATGGGCCGTGAGGTCTTCGATAAGCTGAAGTGGCACCCGGATATCACCGACCTGGTGAAGTACACCCAGAAGGCGGTCGTCACGCCCGACCTCCTGGCCTCGTGCCTCTCGCTGGATCGGTGCCTGGTGGCGCATTCCATCTACAACACGGCGAAGGAGGGTGCGACCGAGTCCATCTCCTTCCTGTGGGGCAAGAAGGCGCTGCTCGCCTACATCGATCCCAACGCCGGAGTCCGGGGCATGACCCTGGGCAAGAGCTTCGGGACCAAGGACAGGCTCGTGGAGCGTTACCGTGAGGACAAGATCAGGTCGGACGTAGTCCGCGCTCTTCACATCGTCGATGAGAAGCTGATCTGTGCCAACGCTGGATACCTCATCGCTGACGCCGTCGCCTAAGGGGGTGGCGTCATGGGTATGGTGAAGTTCAGGCGTAAGGTGCGCGTTCCCACGAGCGGTCTGGTGATTGGCGGCACTACCGTGACCTCTACCGCCGCCGAGCTCAATAAGCTCGACGGCGCCGGAGCGGCAGTGGCCAGTGGGACCCAGGCATCCAAGATCAACGACCCCTCAGGGGGCGCTACCCAGGATGCTGAAGCCCGCACGGCCATCAACGCCATCATCGACGCCCTGGAGGCCTTCGGTATCAGCGCATCGAGCTGAGCAAGACAAGGGGGCTGGCCCATGCTGGCCCCCTTCACCCTATCCCGAGAGGAGTTGAACTATGCCCGAGTACAAGGTGTGTCGCAACCTGAAACGCGACGGAGTTTTTTACAGCCCGGGAGACACCATAACCCTCCCCAAGAAGGAGGCCGAAAAGATCTCCGCGGGCGTGCTCAAGGAAGTCAGGAAGAAGAAGCCCAAGCCCACCATCAAGAGCAAGAAGAAGTGAGGAGGCCGCATTGGCTTATCTCCTGAACAAAGACAAAAGGCTATATGTGCCTTTGAGCAAATTTTTATTGCAGCCCGAAGCTTATAACGATGGCTCGGGCGGCGTCCTCCGCGATCTCATCCATGCCATAGATGCCACCATATCAGGCGGCTCTACCCAATCCGGCGATGCCAAGTTCAGGGATGATTTCCAGAAATACTGGACTGGCAGGCTGGCTCGAGGTCTCCGTGTAGCTCCAGCTACAACCAACTTGCTGGCCGGACTGCCTGCAGGTAAGCAGAACACCAGCTTTGAGGTGGATGATACGGTGGGGGATTGGGTGGGGAGTGCAGATGTATTTGAACTCTCACACAATTCCGCTGATGGGGTACATGGCTCTTGTTGCCTACAGGCTGATACGGATGGAAGTAATGATTTCGCAGGGGCTAATGCCAACGTATCCGCTGTAACTACAGGGAGTACTGCCTATACTTTCTACACCCGAGTAAAGGCTGGAATTGCTCAAACAGTGGGACAGGAAGTAGAAATGGGTATTAGAGATGGTGTTTCATATACCTGGGGTTCTCATGTTGTCCTTTCGCAGGAATGGCAATTTGCTCAAGTCACCAGGACATTAGATGCGGGAGAAAATTTAATACTGGTATATATTAGATATGCAGGTACGGATGTTGCTAATGGTGATGTTCTTCTCATAGACAACGCCCAACTCACCGAAACCGCTGGCCCCCTACCATTCGTCGAGGAAGGAGGGCTGGCGGTGGATGCCTATTTCGCCAATGCTGATATCGGCCTCTCCGCTGGCGACGGGGTTTCTGGAGTAATCATTCTCCAGCATAATTGGCCAGGGGATGATGGGGGGATACACTATCTGCTGGACTGTAGGGCTGATGCAAATAATGGATGGGCTTTATATAAATCAGGCATGAACAGAATTTATATAAACACAGTAAAAGCAGGATCAGCTAAAAGTAAATGGATTGCCACAAACTCGACAAACATGCCTGCTGGCGGGATTTCGTTAATAACCTTCTCAATCGATGAGGATAACAACCAGCAGCTTTTCTTAAATGGTGTCGAGGGCACAAATATAGCTGGTACTGGAGATAGGGAAACATCGATCAATGCAAACTTCTATTTTGGAAAATATTTCAGCGGGGGATATGAGGCTGGAGGCAATATGCTTCTTTTCCTCCACCGAAGAGCTTTCACCGGCCGAGAGCACATAGCCATCTGGAGAAGGTTTTATAGGGCCTTCCTCAACTAGGAGACATACATGGAAATAAGATTGACCAAGACAGAGAACATGGGCACCCTCATAAGGCAGTACGCCAGGAACGACAAGGGGGAGGAAGTGAGCGTGCCACACATCGCCTTGCCGCCCACCAAGGACGGGATATTCTCGGCCCTGCACCACAAATTCACCGAGCCCCCACCTCCCGAGCATAAACCTCACTTCGAGGAGCCGGAGGGCTTGGAGGAAGGGCCGGGCGAGTTCGAGATAACCGAGCACAAACCCCCAGCCCCCGAGCAGCTTGCCAGGGTGAAGGCCACCGAGGACGTTTATAAGAACCTCAAGGCCGGGGAGAAAGTAATGACCTTCGAGGAAGTGGAGATAGATGAACCTTCTGTGCGGGACGGTAAAGTGGTTGTTGACTGAGCGTGAAATGGTAGCCGTTGATTACTGGATCAGGAGGCTGGTCCACCTGGGCGGCCTACTCGGCAACCTTAATAACTGAGGTGAAACATGGCAGCCTATATCACCCACGCCGATATCGAGAACCTCATAGCTGGGCGGAGTTATGCCTTCACTGATTCCACAAAGCCCACCGACACACAGGTCGATGCCTACTGCACCCAGATCTCCCAGGAGATAGACGGCGTGCTCAAGCAGGCGGGTTATGTAGCGCCCGTCATAGAAAGCGACGCCCTGGAGACCATCAAGCTCTACTGTGCATATGGCGTCATCCCCCTGGTGGAGATCTCCAGGACGCCCGACGAGATCGAGGGGGCCGAGCGGGACATCGCCGCCTTCTACTCTAAGCTCTACAAGGATGCCCTGGAGAGGATAAGGCAACACCAGCTGGATGCCCCCATGAGCTCGACGGCAACCGGAGGCATCGGATCCTGGTGGAACGACGCCGACTGTGAGGACGAGGACAAGGAGCCTATGTTCAAAAAGGAGGACCGCTACTAATTGTTTCAGTTCACCTTCAGGACCACGCCCGACGAGGTCCAGTTCTCTCGGGCGTTTTCACGTTTCGGGGATAACATATCGGACTTCAGCAAGCCCTTCGAGCAGATAGCTGACAACTTCTACGAGGGCGAGCGCGAGATGTTCAGTTCGCAGGGAGGAGCCGCCGGCGGTTGGGCCCCGCTCTCGCCGCAATACGCGGCCTGGAAGTCGCTCCACTACCCGGGCAGGCCAATCCTGCAGAGGACCGGTGCAATGATGGAGTCCTTCACCGGCAAGTCCGGGCCATTCTCCAGGTTCAGCCTGGCCCCCAAGCGTCTCGAGATGGGGGCCGACGATCCCAAGGCCGGCTATCACCAGAAGGGGACCCCCAAGATGCCGGCCAGGCCGGTGGTCAAGCTCACCGAGCAGCAGAAGAGGGAATGGATGAAGTATATCCACGAGCACGCCGTCAAGTCCTACCCGGGGATGAGCGGGCGGGACTGGGCGGAGGTCCGAACTCAGGA